AGCAAGAGTTTTATTGTCTGTATTTCTCGGTTTTGTTTTATTTCGTGTGATGTGTTCCATTATAGTAAATGTACTATTTACTTCATCTGCTGGATCAAATACCGGAGTAGTTTCTGCAAGAAATGACTTATATATTGAAGCATATACCTTGTAATTAGGTATTCTCACATTAAAAAAATCTTCTACTTTATAATTTTCTTTAATTTTCTTAATTAAATTATATTTTTCAGTTCGTAATTTTTTGTTCTGTAGTTTTTCCCTTGACTTTAAAACTACTTCAAGTAATTTTTCAGCTTTCCGTGGTGAATTATAATTTTCCTTTAATAAAACTTGATAGAGTTGATTCTCTTTACCTAACTCCGTTCCCTCATTGAAAAATTTCTTTAAAATTTCAACTGATTTGCTTTTCGCATTATCATTCATCACGTCTACTGTGATCTGACGAGATAGTAATTCGAAAAGTATCCCAGTATTCTTAATTTTACTATGACGTACTCTTTGACTCATAATTTAACTCCTAAATAAGTATATTTCTTCATCTATAAATATAAAAACTTCTAATAATCAATCATTTATTTCGTTACTTAACGATGATGATAATTCATTTTTATATTCTTCTTCTACATCACTAGCTTCAAATAAAATCTTCCTATCTTCTTTACCAATTTTACCTAAACTTTTCTTTAATGTATCGTAGTGTGCTAATGCGAGTCCATATTTCGGACTACCACTACTTGCCTTTCTTTTATCATGTGACCCTAATGGATCACGACCTCTGATACTCGAATCTTTACCATATTTTGGACCTTCTTTTGGACGACCACTTCCTGGCCAACCGTCGTCTGGCATTTCCATATCTAATTCTTTTCCGGTTCTCCCAAATGGACTACCACCACCTTGTTGATCTTGACCTGCCATAGCACCTTGAGTTCCAACTGCTTCCTCACTTTGAACTGGGTCATTTCCCTCTTGTTCTATCTGATCCCATCTGAATTTACGTTTTTGGTCTTTAATAATACCGAGTCTAACATTCTTCTTCTCTTCTTCTGTAAACTTGAAAATGTTATTGTAAATCCATTCTGTATCTGCTATTTTGGAGTCCATCATACTTGACGCAAGACTTTGTTTGTTGTTCCATAACTCTATCTTTTCTTCTTCGTATATTGTGGATGGGTTTGTAAGTTTCAATTCAAAATTGACTAGGTCAGCGTCAGTATAACCTTGTGCATATAAATGAACGATACCAATTTTAGTTAATTCACTTGTTACTATTCGTTGGAGTCGTTCTATTGTTCTTGCGAAACGAACATCTTCGGCTGCAAGAGTAGCTTTTCCACTTACGTTTTCATCATAACCAAGAAATGGTTTTGGGATTTTTAATGCTGCTAGGAGTTTATTTCTCAAATACTCTATATCGTCCACAGCTTCGTATGTAAGACCACTTAAAGTTTCTATTGACGTTCCACTATCGCCACCACGAACAGGGATAAAAAAGTCCTCTGTAAGATTTTGGATGTTGTATTTTAAATTGTAATCACCAGTTGCTGTATCCATAACTGGAGCTTTCTTCATTTTATTTGTAACTTTTTGCATGAAGTTATCAACTTCTGCAGGTGGGATGTTTCCAATGTCAAATTTGAAAATTCTCTTTTCTGGTGCTCTCATAATACGATGGATTAACATAGCGTCTTCCATAAGTGAAAGTTGTTTCCAGATTTTACGACCACCTTCAATCATACTTTTACCATAAGGTAGGAAATTTGAATCTGATAGTAATCTGAAATGTGCCATTTCATAATTTTCCAATTCTTTGTTGCCATTCATATTTGAACTATGTCTCGCGTCACCGTGCTCCACTACGAACTGTGTCATGTATGGATTATCTGGATCTTCACCCTCTATACGAGTAACATCATACGCTGAAAGTGGTACTATATTTGTAATGCCATATTTTTCCTTAATATCCAAATAAAGATAGAAGTCACCGTATTTGCACATATTACGAACCCATGGCCAGAGATTGAATTCTATATTCAAAACATCGTAATATAAATTATGTAATATATCATGAATATTTTCATTTTCAGATCTAATTTCTAACACTTTACCATATTCGGATCGTAACGTACTTTCATCAGCATAAATATCCAATGCACTTGACAGGATTGCGTCATTATCCATTTCTTCATAATCTTTGAATAATCCAAGACGTTGTGCTTGGAAACTAATTGCTTGAGCGTGTCCATATCCACCAGTTGTTAAATTGGTGTGTATTCTGGACCATCTGTCCACAAGACTGTTTCTTGTAGCGTTCTGAACTTGGTTTGTATCAGCAATTTTTAACTTTTTACCACCAGCGTGTCTAACGATAGCATTTGTGCTGAATAATCGGCGGAGACGGCTCCGTAAACTTTTATCTGCCATAACTTATATTACTCCTATTTAATTTAATTCGTATAACATCATATCCTAAACTTTCAAGATATGTTTGTCGTTTTATATCCTTCTTTCTTAATTCACCATTCTTAAAATGATGACTTTCATCAACTTCTATAATTGTTTTTCTATTTTCATCTAATCCATCTGGATAATATCCACCTATTCTTACTTCACCACCATTTTCTGCGTGTTGGAAGTTGTAGCCGTTTTCTTTTCCGTAGTTTTCTATTATTTTACAGGCGTCTGGGTTGTAGTTTGGTATCAATTGACCTCCATTTAATTCAGTTCGTTCAATTCTTCTTATGGCAGATATTCTTTGTTTTTTCTTTGTTTTTTCTGTATGAATGTTTCCAGTATTTGCAATACTTAATTTTTTTCTTGTTTCGTTACTCACTTCATGACCCATTCTTAATTTACTAAATTCTGGACGTTTCTTTCCATAAAATGGATTATTTTTTCCAGACATTGATATACTTATATTTTTTATATGATCTTCAGATAAAATTCTACCTTTCTGTGAGCAACTCCTACACAAACTTTCATTTTTGATTGCTAAGTCTCGTCTATATTTGGTAGTATGTAAAACTTCCACAATACATTTTGGACAAAATCTCTCATATTTTTTTTCATTTAAAATTTTCATTTTTCCAATGTGAGAACACGAATTGCAATTAGAATTTATTTTATTTGAATAAGTATATCCAGACGTACTTGTATAAGTTAATTTTTTATTACAAGTTGGACAATTTCTTTTATATTCTGCCATTTTACCCTCTTATTATTTTATTAACCATGTTAAATTTTCTTTTTCTCCAGCAACTTCCATTTCCCAAGAATCATTTCTATTATCCATTGGTTGGTAAACTGCTTCGTAATCTAATGTTCTACTTAATACATCTTTCTGTAATGCTATTCCTTCTGATTTTAATCTTAATGCTGTATCTCTAACCCACATACCTATTGCAAGACTGATTGAAAGATCATCATTATATCCTTCCATTGCCTGTGCCTTAAAATTGTGGTAAATAAATACAAACAATTCTTCTATCAATCTAGATGAATGAACTATTACAGTTTTTTCTCTAAAATACTCTTCTAATTTTGCTATTACTAATGGTCGTGTTTTCATGGTCATACTGAAACCCGGGACCATCTTTTGATCCATATTTCTATATTTATTTGATATTTGACGCTGAACATCCACGTAGTGTAAATCCTTACTCGTATAAAACAAATTATCATAATCTCTGTCTATAACTTGCTGTATTGCTGCCCAACCTATTGATGCATTTTCAATAACGAGTAACGCGTTGTTATATTCTACTGCAGTATTCATACATAAATTACCAAAATCTTTTGTGGATATTTTTCCTTTATATTCCGCTACTTGTTCCATTTTCTGTACATCTATTACGTGGAATGCTGAAAAGTCATTACCATCACCACGGGCAACGTCAGCACTCAATACATAATCTTGTGTGTAATCTGGTGGTCTCCATATCCATAAATTACTATCAAATCCCCTTTTTTCCATTGGTTCTTCAATGTGGGTATTTTTATATTCTTCAAGTATAACACCATCAATTACAGTTTGACCAGATGTGATGAATGAGCAATCACATTCTTGTGCTGCCATTGAAGGACCTAATAGTTTATCTTGGTCATCTCTCCAATCTTGTTCCCTATCTGGGTGTACTGTCCAATGGAGTTTAATGAAATTCCAATCATTTTTCCCTTCTTCAGCTCCAGCCCATGTTTTATGAAACCAATTTCCTACTCCATTGGGTGTGCTTAATGCAATACATTGACCACCAGTAGATAAGGTACTTTGTGCCGCTGTCCATATTGCATCAATTTTTGGAATAAATGAGGCTTCATCGAGTATCAATAATGATAATGCTTCTGATCTACCACTATCTTCACCACTGGAAATTGCCTTTACTTGTGAACCATTTGAATATTTTAAAGATAATTTATTATCCTCCGTACAACTGGATTTTACCCAATTTGGAAGATTAGCATGCATAACTCGTATTTTTGTTACGAGATTTTTTGCTGTATCCTGTTTGGTAGCAATAACCAATATATTCTTGTCTGTTTGAAAGGTCATCATCCATAATGAATAACCAGCTACGAGAGTGGATATTCCTAACTGACGAGCTTTGAGAATAATATTATAATTGTGCTTATTAAAATCTTCTAATGTTTTTTCTTGGAAATCATATAAGGAAAATGGAATTTTACCGTCTATTGGATGTTGAATGACAGCATACTTTTTTAGAAAGTATATTGGGTCTTTAGCACACTTTATGTATTCGGCTTTTATTATTTCTTTTATGTTTTGGCTATTACTCATTTACTTTGATACTTCCACAATTTTTATTCCAAAATACGTAGGTATAATTATAGATGCTGCTCCGTATGTGAAATATAGCCATTTATTTTCATACCACGAAGGCTTGGAAAGTTTCACTTGTTTTTCCAATAAATCATTACGTTCTTCTAATAATCCAATCTGTTCATCTTTCTTTAATAATAAAGTAGAATCGGTTTTAGCCTGTTCATTATAACCAACCAGTAATTCTTCGTATATTCCAAGTTGCACAGATTTAGTGCTATCAGAATACTGAAGTTCTTTTATTTGATTTGCTATAGCCACTACCTGTTCGTCTGTAAAAGTCTGTTGCCCGAACAGAACAGTGGATAATAATACTATCCAAATATATTTCATATTATCTATGTAATACGTAGACTACGCCGGTTTCACCAATTACTACTTTGTTTACTCCAATTGGATATAGTGTTTTCGTGTTTAATACTGTCGATGGTAGTGTTCCACCACCTGATCCGTGAACAACCACGTTTGTAGTATTTTCAACTATAAATGCAGCTCCAGCGTTTGATCCAGTGAATTCTACTGTTGTACTCGATAGTACTTTTGTTATACCATTGTAATCACCAAGCTTTTGGTCTGTTGGTAATGATCTGAACATTGTCCCTGCATCTGCCATTTAATTTCTCCTTATATATAATTATTTACTTTTGGAAAATTTCCTTAAAAATTCTGCTGCATCATCTGCGTCATCATTTTCAAAGGCTGTTTCCATTTTCTGGACATCTTTTTTAGTTTTAGTCAATTTCCGTTTTAATTTTGTTATTTCTTTCTTGTTTTTCTTCTTATTTTTCTGTAAAGTTTTTATTTCTTTTAGTACCACTTCTTCTTTTTTCTTGTTCTCTTTAATAACCCTCTTCAACTCTTTGGCTTCTTTTGATTTTTTTGCACTCAGTAATGTGCTCAACCCGAAAAGTCCTAAAATCGCAATAATTAACTTCTTTAACCATTCCATTATTCCATCTCCATTATTTTTTTATAAGTAGACTTACCTTCTAACTTCTTAGTTTTTGACGGTTCATCAAATTCACTATCCATTGGTTCTTTATATTTACCATATCCTTCACTATCACGTTTTATGTCCTCAGTAAAACCTTTGTCGAAAATATTTACAGTTTTAAAAAGTCTAAATTTAAGTGCTGGGCGATCATTTATCAATAAATCCCCCTTTTCATTCCATTTAATAGATTTAATTACTACTGGCTTATTCTTAAATTTACCCATTTTTACAGTGTCGCCTTTTTTAATCGGTAATTCAATCATTTTTTGCTCCTACAATTATTGAAATGATATCGTTTCATATTAGTTACTCCTCCAGTTTTATCACAGTTAGGACAAGTATCTATTTTTTGTTTATGTATCCGTCCACAATTTTCAAAATGATATCGATGCATCAAATTTATTCCACCAACTACACCACATGATGGGCATTCAACTCTTGAAAATTTCATACCTGTTCTGCCAATGCTCATATTTCGACATCGTTCTTTAGATAATGGTATGCCCATTAACGCATCACTAATACTTTTACGATGAGATTCTGTTAATTTTTTTTCAGTAAGACCTTTGCTAATATTATTACAATGTTCTTCAGATTTAGTTACTCCAAACATTGTCTTACTAATATTTTTACGATGTTCATCAGATAAATTTCTACCCAGCAAGCCTTTACTAATATTCATAGAATGTTCTTTAGAACGAATTCTTCCTTTTAATGATTTGCCTTTTTTCTTATTTGATTCTTCCGAAAAAATATGATTAAA